TTTGTTATGAAAATTGCTGTTACTGGAGTCGGAATTGTTTCTCCCATCGGGAGCAATTTGTCCGAAAATATGCAGAACCTCTTTGACATGACAGTAGGTTCGTCAGATAACAGAATCCCGCCTGATAACTTATCATCGGAATTGATTAAAAGCACTAAAATATTCTATTCTCAATATACTGATGAGCAAGCAAGTCAGCACATCAATCTAAAAGAACTCCGTTACTCTGACCCTGTCATTAAAACTAGCATGATGGCAGTTGACGAAGCAGTACAGATGAGTGGGATAGACTTACCGAAAGAGACCCCTGTGGTTGTAGGGAGCATCCAGGGTGGAGTCACCACTTACAATGCTTGGGTTGATAAACTATCAAGAAAGGCATCAAGGAAGGTTCACCCAAAAGTCCTTTTGAGTAGTTCTCATGAATATATCGGCAATCTTATCTCAGAAAGATACCAGATACATGGTCCTTCTTGCGTTGTTTCTGCTACTTGTATCAGTGGCGTTCAAGCATTAGAGTTTGGTAGAAATTATTTGATGCAAGGACACGATTGTGCCATAATTGGTGCTTCTGATCATATGACTGCCAGTCTCACTATGTACTATTTTGAACAGTTGGGTGCGTTAAGTCCAACCTCTGAGGTTAAACCATGGGACGTTTCTCGTAATGGAACGGTGATGGGCGAGGGTAGTGTTTATCTCGTAATAGAACCACTTGACTCTGCACTTAAAAGAAAGGCAAAGATTCGCTGGGTCATCGACGGTATCGCGACTTCTAGTGACGCAGGGCATCCGACTGCTCCTTCTCCTGAAGGTATCGGTGGGAAGATAGCAATTAAAGAAGCGATGAGGCAGTCTAATGTTGCCCCCAAGGATTACTCTGTATTGAACGCTCACGGTACAGGCACTGTATTGGGCGACCCTATTGAGTATAATGTTCTTCGTCATTTCTACGATTCTGGTAAAATTTATAGCAACAAAGGGCAGATAGGTCATTTGATGGGTGCTAGTTGCCTTGCTGAGTTGGTGCTTGGTGCCGAAGCGATGATAGAAGATTGGATTCCAGGTAACGCAGGATTGCAAGAACCATTTCCCAATGATGGGCACTTTGAGTTTATGTTCTCTCCCCAAAAATATTCATACAACCATATGATGAAAACCAGTTTTGGTTTTGGGGGACGTTGTTCAGCAGTGAGTGTGAGAAAATCATGATAAGTCTTTGTATTCCGTACTATGAAGATCCTAACAGACTTCGCAGTATCCTCATGAACGATTGGATAGAACTTTTCGATGAAGTGATTATTGTTGATGATGGTTCTGTTGAGTATCCAGCGAAACCAATCATTGAAGAGTTTGAAGATGAGGGCATATTTTGGTATGCTAATTTATCTCTCTATCGAGTGATACACGACCTTGGATTCAATGCTCATGGTGCCCGTAATCTCGCCGCCAAAGAAGCAACTAGCGACTGGTTGTTCTTTATGGACGTGGATATGGAGTTGACTGAAGGATTCTGTAAAGAACTCTTCGAGAGAGTCGAGAGCACTCCAGAGGGCGAGTTTATAGTCTGTAGGGTACTTGGCCAAGACTGTATAAACATATTCTGTGTGCGCTCGGAGGACTTCTGGAAGGCAGGAGGATACGACGAGGAGACTAAAGGGTATCATTTGGGCGATAGAATGTTCAGGGAGAGACTAGATTCCTTTTGCAAACCAGTTCTGACCGACACCAATTTGCCGTGTAACAGAATGGCAAGAAAGAAGTATGCAGATGATACCATAACAGGCACGATGTACCCAGATGATCGCACCGTTGTAGAGAGAAATGTTAAACACATTAAACCAATATTGAAGATGATAGAGGAGAGAAACAAAGACCCCAAATTATGGGTTAAAATACCTAAAATTTGTTTTGACTGGGAAAAGATTTTTTAGTATAATTGTTGCATTGACGTTGGAGATATATTATGATGAATGACTTGTGGTGCGAAAAGTACCGTCCTTCCACTATTGATGAGTGTATCCTTCCCCAGAACCTCAAGGATACCTTTAAGGAAATCGTTGCCACTGGCGAAGTTCCAAATATGCTTTTCACTGGTACAGCAGGTCTTGGCAAGACGACCGTTGCTCGTGCCATCTGTAACGAACTTGACCTTGACTACATTCTGATCAACGCGTCAGAGTCTGGCAACATCGACACTCTCCGTGGCAAGATCAAGCAGTTCGCTTCTACCATTTCTCTTCAAGGTGGGTATAAGGTTGTAATCCTCGATGAGGCAGACTACTTAAACGCACAATCTACTCAACCTGCTTTGCGTGGATTCATTGAAGAGTTTTCTAACAACTGTCGGTTTATCCTGACGTGTAACTTTAAAAATAAGATCATCGAACCACTCCACTCGCGATGTGGCGTTGTTGAGTTCAATACTTCTAAGAAGGATATGGTTCAACTGTGTGGTCAGTTCATGCAACGGGTTATGAGCATCTTGAAAGACGAAGGTGTGTCGGTCTCTAATCCTGATTTGGTTGCAGAACTAATCATGCGCCATGCGCCCGATTGGCGTCGTATCCTCAACGAACTCCAACGCCACTCGCGAGGTGGAGAACTACAACTTGATGTACTGAGTGGTTCTACCTCTGGTAATATCGCAGACCTGTTTAAGCACCTCAAAGGTAAAGACTTCAAACAAATGCGTCAGTGGGTTGCTAACAACATGGATGTAGATTCTTCTGCTATCTTTCGAGGAATCTATGATACAATGAATGATAATGTGACACCGAACAGCATCCCACAGTTGGTGTTGATTCTTGCTGACTATCAGTTCAAGGCAGCATTTGTTGCTGATGCGGAGTTGAACGTGGTTGCTTGTATGACGGAGGTAATGGCCAATGTCGAGTTCATCTAAGGTAAACTATAAGTTCCGCGAAGATAAGTTGATTGAAGAGTTCAAGAACTATATTGATTCGACTTATAGTGGGCATTATGGACAAGGTGGTCTACAGTCATCAGAAGTTATCGTTGATCGTGGGCATGGTCTTGGTTTCTTCCTTGGCAATGTTGATAAGTATAATGGCAGGTACGGTAAAAAGGGCACACCTGACGATCATCGCAAAGACATCATAAAAATTATTCACTATGGTTTCCTTGCTCTTTACGAACATGATAGAATTCATGGTGATATTTAATGGATTGGGATTTTGATGAAAATGAGATGGACCCTGAGTTCACCTCAGAGTTAACCAGAAAACTCTATGAGTTGATGATTGCTCTTAACAAAACCAGCATAGAACATTTCAATACATTTTCTTTGAAAGAGTTGAGCGCAATAAAAGAATTCTATGGCGGTAGTCTGGTATATTCAATCTACAAAGATGTGGACTTTGTGCTGCGTGAACCAAAACCATCGGATACAATACACTAATGAAGATTTTACTTACAGGAACCAAAGGATATCGAAAGGGATTTATTGCAAGTCGTTTCATTGAGTTGTATGAAAATTCTTATGATATTACAGAGTACGAAGGCGACATTCGCGAATTTGAAATAAACATGTTTGATGATGTTGACTTGGTGCTACACCTTGCTGCTATGGCAGGTGTTCGCCGCTCTCATCTTGAACCAGATTTGTTCTGGGACGTGAATGTAATGGCGTCTCAAAAAATATTTCACCAATGCGAGGAGGCAAGAATACCAGTGCTGTATGCTTCTTCCTCTTCGATCTATGAGTGGTGGTTGTCGCCCTATGCATCTACGAAGTGGATGATGGAATTTATCGCGCCACCAAACACTCTGGGTCTCAGGTTTCATACAGTCTATGGACCAAACAGTCGAAAGGACATGCTGTATGAAATGTTGAAAGAAAAGAACGTCAAGTATTTGACTAACCACACACGTGACTGGACGCACGTTGACGATATTTGCTCTGCTATTGATATCTGTATCAAAAATTTTGACGAGATTAAAGAGTATCGAGCAATTGACGTTGGTAATGGTCAACCAGTGACAGTGGTTGATATGGCGAATAAAGTTTGGCCAGATAATAACCTGCCTGTCAAAGAAGTTACTGGCGAACGAGAAGATACTTGCGCTAACCCTAAAATTTTATTACAATATGGTTGGGAACCAAAGCACCATATATTGGAAGATGATCATGAATCCATTTGAATTTTTGAACAGCATCACCTACAATAAACAAGACCTGATGGTAGATGAGGAAACGGAAAAGGCATACAATTCATTCCTAGTCAACCGTGGTCTATCGTATTTTCAAGATACGGTTCTACTGGCAAACGAGATGAACTGTAATCACCACCTTGACGAAAAGTTGCAGTATGATTTCCTGCGCAACATTGTTCGCAAAAGGAAGCGATTCAGCAAGTGGGCGAAAAAGGATACGATAGACTCAATTGAGGTTATCAAAGAATATTATGGGTACAGCAACTCCAAAGCAGAGTCAGTTGCTGACCTGATTAGTCCGGAGCAGTTAGATTATATGCGAAGCAAGTTGTCAAAAGGTGGTATCTAGAGTTAAATGTTTATAAATATTACTTGTATTGTTTGTCATGACAATAATTCCTATAATTTGACTTGGACTCTATTATGTACGAAGCTGTATATTGGTCTCCGCAAGATATGCTTGAGATCACTCTGAACGAACCAGACGACTTTCTCAAAGTAAGAGAAACCCTAACGAGAATCGGCATTGCCTCTCGTAAAGACAAAAAACTATTTCAATCTTGTCATATCCTCCACAAGCAAGGAAGGTATTTTATAGTACACTTCAAAGAATTGTTCCTCCTTGATGGCAAGAAATCTAATTTAGAAGAATCAGACCTCCAAAGAAGGAACACCATAGCGACCCTTCTTAGTGACTGGGGTCTTGTTAACATTGTCGACTCCTCTAAGGTGAAAGATAAAGCACCTATAAGGCAAATTAAAGTTGTTTCGTTTCGTGAAAAGGATGAGTGGGAACTTTGTCAGAAATACAATATAGGAAACAAACCCACAAACTAATATATGATTGATGCTTACATGCTAGTGGATTTTAACAATCCACTCTCTTTGCAATATATGAATTTATCTTTGGAGTCTTTCTCTGCTGTAGATGATATAGTAAAAATTACCCCTGTACAGTGTACGACTCCAGAAACTCTCCCTATAAGGTTCCAAAAAAACGAGGAACCTTTGCCACCTTACATAGACAGAAACAACCCCAACGATGTTTTAAGACCAAGATATTTTGGTGGAAGTTTTTGTGATACTGGTACATATCAAGCAATTATGTATTCTCAGTACCAATTAATACAAAGGATAGCAAACGGAGAACCAATTGCTATTATGGAGCATGACGCTGCTCTTGTGAACGAAGATTCTTTCAGGGAAATGGTTGATTTATTTTGGGCACAGGTTGATGTGTTTATTCCTGGTGCTTGTTTAGAATTTTTTGGTTTAAGTCAGAAGTATGCTAAATGGATGGTTGATGTGTTAGACAACTTCCCTACTTTTGGTAAACCCAATTCCCATCATAACAGACTTTCTGGAGCGTATGGTATTATTTCATCTTGTATGAACAAAGAAAAATTTGACTTTGACATGTCCTGTAATTTCCTCTTACCAACAAAAAGATCCAACTTGGATAAAATCTGTCTGTCTTTCATACCTAGAAACTCAGAATATGGAATAGGACATTTATTCGACCCTGCTTGTAAACAATTTTTATTTGACACTTTAGAAAATACTAACGAAATGGTATATGATTTAAATGCTAAAAACCACGATCATGATGTTGGCGTTGATGCTAATACTGTTAGTGGATATTACTGGTCTAGAGATTTTGTAGTTGTTGAAAAACCAAAAGAAATATAGTATACTATAGTCTATGAGATTCTATACTAATATTTCCCGCATAGGTAACAGCATTTGTTATCGAGGATACAAGGATGGTGTCCGAGAGCAATTCAGAGATTCCTTCAATCCTGTCATGTATTTGACCTCTCGTAAAACTGATTGTGAGTGGCGAACTCTTGATGGTCGTTGCGTCGAACCTATGGTGTTTGACAGTATGTCTGAAGCGACCGACTTTGCAAAACGTTATGAAAACGTTGATTCCCTCGAAGCACACGGTAATACCAACTTTGCCGCTCAGTACATTCAAAAGAATTATCCGAAAGACATACAATACGATTCTTCTGTAATCAAGATAGCAAACATTGATATCGAGGTTGCCTCAGATGATGGATTCCCAGAACCAGAACGTGCTGATGCTGAGGTACAATCGATTTGTTTGAAATACTTTGGCAAAAAGACAGTTTACATCTGGGCACTCGAAGAAAAATACGATCCATTCAAAACTCAGCTGGACATTAATCCTGAAGATATTATCTTCATCAAGTGCGATGGCGAACTTGATCTGATATTAAAATTTATTCAGTTCTGGAATCATAAAGATACCTGCCCAGACGTTGTAACAGGTTGGAACGTGCGTATGTTTGACCTGCCCTATCTTATCAATCGAACTAACCGATTGATTGGTGTTGACACTTCCAAGAAAATGTCTCCTTGGAACATGGTTCGCGAAAAACAAGTCAGTCTACAGGGTAGGACTCAACAGGTTTATGATATTGTAGGCATTGAGCAGTTGGATTACTGGGACTTGTTCCAAAAGTTTGGTGTTTATTCCTATGGTGTGCAAGAGTCTTACAAACTCGATCATATCTCCAACGTGGTACTCGGTGAAAAGAAACTGTCATACGAAGAGCATGGCAATCTGTACACGCTGTATAAAGAGGACTACCAGAAGTTTATTGATTATAATATCAAAGACGTTTTGTTAGTAGAACGCATTGACGAGAAGATGGGTCTGATCGACCTCGCTATGACTATTGCTTACAAGGGTGGTTGTAACTATCAGGAAGCATTCGGTACTACGCAACTCTGGGACACCTACATTTATCGCGAACTTTGTAGTCGTAAGATTGTTGTCCCTCCCAAAATGGATCATGGTAAAGTCGACTTTGGTGGTGGTTTTGTAAAGGCACCACAAATTGGTCGCCACTCTTGGGTTGTTTCTTTTGACTTGAACTCTCTGTACCCTCATCTTATCATGCAGTACAATATGTCTCCTGAGACTATCGTGCCAACTCGCACCTCTGGTGTTACTGTAGACAACTGCCTTGATAAAACTCGTCCCGATTCTAAATCCCCAACGGATTGTATCGCCGCCAACGGTGTTCACTTCAGCAAAGATGAACGTGGTGTTCTTCCCTCTATTATTGATGGGTTGTATTCTGAAAGAAAGCAGATTAAAAAGAATATGCTTGGTGCACAATCTCAGGTTGAAAAAGGTGTTGCTGGTGCTGAGAAAGAGATAACGAAACTCGACACTCAGCAGATGGCGATTAAGATTATGATGAACTCACTCTATGGTGCACTCGGCAACAGGTGGTTCAGATACTATGACATTCGCATGGCAGAGGCAATTACCATGTCAGGTCAGTTGTCCATCCGCTGGGCAGAAAAGGCAGTGAACGAGTATATGAACAAGATCGTTGGTACTAAAGACTTTGACTATGTTATCGCGATTGACACTGACTCGGTGTATGTAAACTTCGGTCCGCTCGTTGACAAGATGGGTCTAACCGACACTAAACAGATAGTGAAAGTGCTGTCGCAGATTGGTGAAGAGAAGTTTGAACCACTGTTTGAGCGATCATACTCTGACCTTGCCAACTACATGAACGCATACGCCAACAAGATGGTGATGGGTCGTGAGGCAATCGCCGATGCTGGTATCTGGACTGCCAAGAAACGCTACATCCTCAACGTGCACAACAACGAGGGTGTCCAGTATGCCAAACCTAAATTGAAGATCATGGGTATCGAGGCAGTCAAGTCATCCACTCCCGCCTCCTGTCGTGATGCACTGAAGGGTCTGTTCAAGGTGATGATCACTGGCACTGAGAAGCAGACGCAGGACGCCATTAAACTATTCAAAAATCATTTTAAAAGTCTCTCCCCTGATGAAGTCGCATTCCCTCGTGGTGTGTCAGACATAGGAAAATGGCGAGATGCCTCGACAGTGTACAAGAAAGGTTGTCCGATCCACGTCCGTGGTTCTCTATTATACAACAAATTACTACTTGACAATAGGTTAGAAAAAAGGTATAATACTATCAAAGATGGCGAGAAGATTAAATTCCTCTATCTTGACAAGAAGAACCCTATGAAGGAAAACGTGATAGCATTCTATGATTTCCTTCCGAAAGAGTTTGGATTACACAAATATATTGATTATGATACACAATTTGAGAAGGCATTTCTCGCCGTTGTTCGCCCAGTCTTGGAGGCGATCGGTTGGACAGAGGAGGAAGTCATCTCGCTTGAGGACTTTTTTGGGTAATGTATTCCCTGACAATTTTTCGTAATGCGTTCGACAATAAAACGCACAGAAAGATGGACTTTCCCGATTGGGAAGGTCTTGTCGCATTGCTAGAAAAATTGAGTAAAGTTTCCCTATCAGGGAAGAAAGACGCGCAACTGATCAGTCCAGCAGTTTACAAAGAAGAAACCACACGTGCTAACAAAAATGTTGAATGCTGGGCAAACTGGGCATGTGTTGATGTCGACGATTATGAAGGAGACATAGAAGATGTACTTAATCGGTTTGCAAATAATAACATTGTGGTTTACTCTACTGCTTCATCTACACCTGAGAAAATTAAATTCAGAATTGTCTTTGATCTCGATAGAGCAGTTGGAAAAGAAGAAATCAAAAAATTCTGGTTTGCTCTTAATAAATCCATTGGCGATCTTGGAGACGCACAGACAAAAGACAGTTCGCGAATGTATTACATCCCAGCGGATTACGTTGATGCTTTTAATTTTTTCTACACTAGGACTGGCGAACCAATTTCTGTTGACAGTTTGATGCGCGAGCACCCATATCAGGAAAAGACTGGTAACAGCTTCCTTGATAATTTGAGTGAAGAGATGCGAGAGTCCGTTTTGGAATATCGTAAAAATTCTCTTGACAATACAAACGTAACTTGGTCTGGTTATCGCGATTGCCCTTTCTTTCCGAACAAAATGGCAGACGATTACAAATCAGTTTCAGAGACTGGTTGGTACCATCAAATGTATAGGATTATGGTAGCAACTGCCTGTAATGCTGTGAAGGCAAAGTATCCAATAACAGCAGAGCAAATTAGCATTCTTTGTAAAGAACTTGACAGAGAAACTGGAAACTGGTATGAAAACCGTCCACTGCATAGAGAAGCAAACGGTGCCTTGCAGTGGGCATATGCAAATAGTTTTACTGAGGAGATATAAAATTGCCTATCAAATATAATTGGGGGAATGAAACTTGGTTGACAAGAAGAAGAGAGGACCGCCATTTACCCAATTCTGAATTTAATCAACCCTATGATTTTACCCGCACATACCCAGACATCCGTGCTGCTCTGATGGTAATTGCGATGCACGGTGAAGATCTAGTTGGAGCAGAACTAGGGTTATACCAAGCGGAAAGTTTCTGTACCATACTTCAGGTTTGTAAAAACGTTAAAAAATTAGTTGGTGTCGATTTATGGGAACCATATGTAGATCAAATTGGCGGTGGAAGAATGGTCAGGGATAAAAAAGCAATCGACTTCATGTATAACACTGCTGTCAACTACATCAACAATTGCGGAGAAACCCATCGAGCAGATGTTTATGTCATGGATAGTATAGAGGCATCTAAAGAGTTTGAGGACGACCACTTCGACTTCGTCTTTTTTGATTCTCACCTAACAGCAGAACAGTTGACTAATGAACTCTCTGCTTGGTCGCCAAAAATCAAAACTGGTGGATTGTGTATTGTGCATGATTTCGACCGAATGGAAACAAAAAATGGAATAATGGACTTCGCAAAAAGAAGCAGTGTGAACGCGAAAGACTTCAACTTTTGTAGTTATGACGATACAGTTATATGGAAAAAACTAAAGTATTGACTTTTCAATCTAAATGTTATAGAATAATTCTTTTATGGAGGGCAAACTATGTCTAATGAAACTATGAACCCAGAGCAAGAGCAACAGTATCCTACAGATTTTTTCCCCACAGACCCTGAGTATGGCAAAGGTGAAAAACCTCTTGTTGGTATTGTTGGCCACGGATTTGTCGGAAAGGCAGTTGAGCGTTCTTTTGTCCCAGAGGTAGATCGGTTTCTAGTTGACCCGAATTACGGTACAACAATTGACCAACTTGTTGAACAAGAACCATCATTAACTTTTGTCTGTACGCCAACTCCAGTTGGCGGTAACGGTCGTGTTGATGCTGCCATAACCGTTGATGCTATCTTGAAGTTGATTCGAAAAACTAAATCAGCAGTTGTTTTGAAGTCTACTGTTACGCCAGACGTTATTGATAAAATTTGTCGTGCACTTGCTCCAGAGCAAGCAGAATATCGCTTCGTTTATGCCCCTGAGTTTCTGACTGAAAAAAATGCTGATGATGAGTACTGTAATCCAAAGTTTATGGTTTTCGGTGGAGCTCCACAATCTTGTAATCAACTCATTGAATTTATGCATTTCAATACTTTCGTTCGACTACCTAAAAACGCAGAGGAAGATGGCGGTATCCATATCGTAACTCCTACAGAGGCATCTTTCATCAAGTATGCGATCAATAGTTTCTTGGCAATGAAGGTTACTTTTTTCAATAATCTATATGATGCCTGTAAAGATGAAATGTATACAACCAGTGCCACAGTTGTTTCTCGTATCGTTTCTTCTGAACCAAGGATTGGTCCTACTCATTGGAGAGTTCCAGGAATTGATGGCAAGAAAGGATTTGGTGGTGCATGCCTTCCTAAAGATGTATCAGCGTTTACTGCTTATACTGATAAGATGAAAATTCTCGAGAGCGTATTGGAAATCAATAACAAGTATCGTGAAGAGTATGAACTTGATGATCGAGAAAAGCAACAGAAAATAAGTTTCGGTAAGCGTGACATTGAAGAAGTAGAAGAGAAGGAGGAGGACGCCTCATGAGTGTAATGGACAAATTAAAGAAGAACAGCAAGATCAAGGCAGCATCAGAGTTGTCTTCATCTAAGTTCTTCGTCGACCAGAAACTAGTTGACACTGGTGTACCAATGGTAAACGTTGCTCTATCTGGAGACGTTGATGGTGGTCTTGCCTCTGGTCTCACTGTCCTTGCTGGTCCTTCGAAGCACTTCAAGACTTCGTTTGCTTTGCTTATGGCAGCAGCATATCAACGTGCACATCCTGAAGCAGTCGTATTGTTCTATGACTCTGAGTTTGGTTCGCCGCAATCATACTTTGAAACTTTTGGCATTGATACTGAGCGAGTGCTTCATACTCCTATCACGAACGTCGAGGAGTTGAAGTTTGATCTGATCTCTCAACTCGAGGAATTGGATGCCAAGGACGAAGTTATTATTGTGATCGATTCTATCGGCAACCTTGCTTCAAAGAAAGAACTTGAAGATGCTTTGAACGAAAAGGCAGTCGCTGATATGTCTCGTGCGAAAGCATTAAAAGGTTTGTTCCGTATGGCAACTCCTTATCTGCGTATGAAGAATATCCCTATGCTCGCCGTCAATCACACTTACAAAGAGATTGGCATGTTCCCGAAAGACATCGTCTCAGGCGGTACTGGTATCATGTATTCTGCTGATAATGTCTGGATTCTTGGTCGGCGTCAGAATAAAACTGGCACTGAAGTTACTGGATACGATTTTATTATCAACGTTGAGAAATCTCGATATGTACGTGAAAAATCTAAAGTCCCTGTCTCGGTTTCTTGGGACGGTGGTGTTGAGCAGTACTCTGGTTTGCTCGATGTCGCACTTGCTGGTGGATATGTCGTCAAACCTTCCAACGGTTGGTATGCCACGGTCAACAAAGATACGGGTGAAATGACCACAAAGGTCCGAGAGAAAGATACTCGCAGTGCTGAGTTCTGGAACCCTATCTTTGAGAATACCGACTTTAAAGATTTCGTCCGTAAATCGTTTCAAATCGGTGGCGAAATCTCTGAACTAGAGATGGAACTTGAAGAAGCATGAAGGATAGTGATGTAGGATTAGTTCTCCCAAATTTATACTTGGGGGATTCAGATTGTGTGGTCCACAATTTGATAGAAATGGACGACTTTATCATAACCGAAGACCCGCTCAATCCAAATGATGAGAATTTGTGGGCAGTCATGATCACAAAAGGTGAATACAAGAATTGGGTTGTAAGGTTTCCTCTAGTTTCTTTGATTGACGGAGAACTTGAATTTACCTATGAGGTCTTGTATATTCCTCCTGAGTATGAAAATAAAGAGTTTGTTGATGTCGATCTAGCAAATTATTTTTCTTCAGTTTTGACTGAAGTAATTGAGACCTTTCATAAAACTGAAGGGCAAGTTTATGTGGATAGAGAAACAGGAGAACAAATTGTCGTCTGATATGCCTACCATGATTCTGCGCCATTTCTTCACCGATGAAGGATATATGCGCAAGGTTGTCCCCTTCATGGAACCAGCATATTTTGAAGGTGTGCATCAGCATTTGTTCAAAGAGTTTGCCAAATACGTCTCCCAATATAATTCTATTCCCAGTCTAGAGTCTTTCCGTATCTCGCTACAGGAGAGTGATACGAACATTCCTGAGCAGATATTCAGTCATGCCATGGATATTCTTCCTGACCTCTTCGCGAAGGATAACACGACTGACTCTGACTGGTTAGTAAAGAACACTGAGAAATGGTGCCAAGACCGTGCGTTGTTTAATGCAGTCATGGAGTCTATTTCCATTATTGATGGAAAGCACCATTCCCTCACTAAGAATGCGCTCCCCGACATTTTGTCGAAAGCATTATCCGTGACATTTGATACTAACATTGGTCATGATTATCTTGAAAACGCTGAAAGTCGTTATGAGTTCTATCACACTGTCGAGGAGCGCATCCCGTTTGACCTCGATTACCTCAATAAGATTACGAAGGGAGGACTCCCAAATAAGTCTTTGAATATTATCCTTGCGGGTACTGGAGTGGGTAAGTCTCTCTTCATGTGCCACTGTGCCTCTGCCGCCCTCGCTCAAGGAAAAAACGTCCTGTATATCACGATGGAAATGGCAGAGGAGCGAATTGCTGAGCGAATCGATGCTAATTTGCTGGATACCGCACTAGATCAGATCACGACTTTCTCGAAGGAGATGTTCGTTAAAAAGGTACATCGTATCGCAGAGAAGACGCATGGTAAACTCATCATAAAGGAGTACCCTACGTCACAGGCACACGCAGGTCACTTTCGTGCGTTACTGAACGAGTTGAAACTTAAGAAGAAGTTCGTCCCTGATATCGTGTTCATTGACTACCTCAACATCTGTACGAGTTCTCGTGTAAAGACAGTAGGTGGTAGTGTGAATTCGTATACTTTCGTAAAGGCAATTGCCGAAGAACTTCGTGGATTAGCAGTAGAGTTCAACCTGCCTATCGTATCAGCAACTCAGACGACTCGAGCAGGGTATGGTTCGTCTGATCCTGGACTAGAGGATACCAGTGAGTCGTTCGGATTGCCAGCGACTGCTGATCTCATGCTTGCGCTAATAAGCAACGAGGAGTTACAGACATTAAATCAGATCATGGTGAAACAACTCAAGAATCGATATAACGATCCGAACATGCATAAGCGATTTGTGATTGGCGTGGATAGATCTAAGATGAAGTTGTATGACGTAGAAGATGCAGAGAAAGATTTAATGAACGATACTGCGGTAGAGGAAGATAAACCTGTGTTTGAC